CTGTCTGGTGTATATTACATTGATGCTGATGAAGCAAATGATAAGATTACATTCTTTAAGGATCGTTACAAACAAATTAAACTAACACCGGCCGAATGGAACTGGTGGAATGCCGATTCATGGTGGTTCACCGTTAAGACTGGTAGTATTGTTGTATTTCCATCGCATTTGACCCATATGGTTGAGCAGAAAGCCGGTAACAATGTTCGTTGTAGTCTAGCATTCAATACATTTTTAAGAGGGTCTGTTGGTGTAGGCGAATCACTAACACAATTGATACTACCATGACCACATTCACATCTGACGATAGAAAGTCCGCTTATGATCCAGGCCTGACTTGTGTTACACCTTCAAGTGCAACAGGCCTAGAAGAAGATTTGGTTGCAGAAGCACCATACCATCCAGGTTATGAAGATGCTGCTATGGCACCACAGAATGATTTTACCGTAGTGAATACTAACGAATACAATAAACTATTACAGGAGGTTGCAGAGTTTAGAAAGGCAAATGCCCGTATCATGGCATTTACTAAAACTATTGTTCAGTCATTTAGAAAAGGTTAAACATGAGCCACGAAGAAGCGAAGTTTAAGCATAGTAAAAGGTTGTTGAAGGATCAAAACGCAATACAGAAGCAGGTGAAGATAGCAAAGTCCCATGGTGTGCCGGTTGACAATCCACATATGTTCGCCAAGCATCACGCACTAGATTGTGGGCAACCAAATTGTGTAATGTGTGCCTCACCCCGTAAGATTTGGAAAGAAGAAACTATCCAAGAACGCAGAGCAAAACAAGAAGGTGTTGAATGACTACCTTTACAACCGAAGATAGAGAATGGGCTTTTTGGAATAACTATCATGCACCCATTTATAATAGGCAGACAGAGATTCAATTCTTCTGGCCTCTGACCGAGCAATTGCCATTGGAATTGGACTATGCACCATGTGAACCGCCAAAGTTAAAAGTAAATTATGACCAAACCCATACATTCTATCCAACCACAACGGGAAACATTACTATCACGGGCGCCAATATGTGCCTTGATGTAGAAACCACCACGGTAAAACTAAAATCATCACCTCATTTGCTACAAAGAATACTGTATAATTTGCTTGGAATCAAATGGGAAATTAAATGAACTGGATTGTATACCTACTAATATTTTGCTTTGCCTATGCATTTGGCTTTGAGAAAGGCCGCAACCATGCCCATGTTGAAGTGATAACAAAACAATGTGAAAAACTATGAACCATAACTTTTGGGGTGAACCTGATGATATTGAACCATTGCCTGATTGGATGAGACCTAATCAGCCGACCCGTAGACCAAGTAAATCTATCACCGATATTATTAATGAAACAATAAGAAAACCTCCGATACCACAGATACCTGATGAACCCACTAACACTACTGAATAATGCCATTGATAGCCTTTGGTACTGGACATACGGCCTAATCGTAGGGTGGGGTGCTTCATTCACCATTGTGGTGGCACTACTCATACTCTGCTTCATTAAAATAGTCCGCCTGAATAAACGCTTGACCGACATCTCCAATCGTGTAGTGGTCAATGAGCGAGAAATGAATTTCCATATTCATGATACTAGAAAAAACAATTGAACGCACAGCACAATGGAATCAAGACACCAATGCATGGCAAATTGAAGAAGCAATGGTCTACCAATGGTATACAATCACAGGCAGTCCCAAGTCACCCATATATAAAAGTTTAACCGATGCATTACAATGGATTATAGCCCACGATGAACACCTATCGTAGTATCTTCATCTCCGATGTTCACCTTGGCACCCGTGATTGCCAAGCCGAGAAACTGAATAACTTTCTCAAGCATAACACCTGTGATACTCTATACCTTGTGGGTGATATCATTGATGCATGGAAGATACAACAAAACAAGTGGCGATGGAAACAATCTCATTCTAATGTAGTGCGAAGAATCCTAGGCCATGCCAAGCGAGGCACCAAAGTCATTTATGTTGCAGGTAACCACGATGAATTCCTACGACCCATGATACCCTATGGCCTAAGCTTTGGTGCCATACAGATATGCAATCAGACCGAGCATATAGATGCCAATGGTAAACGATTACTGGTCACTCATGGCGATTTATTTGATGGTATCTCCAAACTTGCACCATGGTTGACCTTCCTCGGTGATAAGTTATATGATATGGTGCTCAATTGGAATTCTACCTTTAATGCCTTCCGCCGTAAATTTGGGCTGGGATATTGGTCACTCTCTCGCTACCTCAAATATAAAGTAAAGAGAGCCTCTGATTTCCTACTAGGGTTTGAAAAGAATATTTCCGAGTATTGTAAAAAGAAAGGATATGATGGTGTCATTTGTGGGCATATACACCATGCCGAGATAAAAGAACTCAATGGTATACTGTATATGAACGATGGAGATTGGGTAGAATCCTGTACCGCATTAGTAGAAACCCACGAAGGTATATGGAAAATAATACATTGGACAAAGGAAAAGGATGAGAATGAAGTAACCACCCATGAGAAACAGCAAGAGTGGCTAAAAAATGTAAGGAAGACGGAGTATTAATATGAATAAAGACCATATTGCAAGACGCTCTACCAAGATGGCATGGGGTAAGTTTAAAGGAAGAATGATGTCCGAATTGCCAGATTATTACATTGAATGGGCTTGTGTTAATTACTTAGATAGAGGGCAACAAGTAATATTTAAGGAAGAATTAGAGTACCGAAACAATTATTTGAATAAAACACTAAGTCCAAAGTATATGAGAAGGATATGATATGAGTAAAGCAAAACCAATGCCATCACAACAGAAACTACAAGAATGGTTTGATTATAGAGATGGAAATTTGTATTGGAAAAAAACAAATGCCTACTGTGTAAAAGTAGGAGATAAAGCCGGTTGTGTTAAAAAAGATATACAATATATCCAAGTTGGCTTCAAGGGAAAATATTATTTAATCCATCGGCTTATTTGGGCTTGGCATGGTTATTCTTTAGGACCAAACCAAGATATAGACCATATAGATGGCAATAGCCTTAATAATCGTATAGAAAATTTAAGACCAACTTCTCGCAAACAAAATCTAGAAAATAGAAAAGGTGCTAATAAAAACAGCAAAACTGGTATAAAAGGTGTTCGTAAGCAAAAAGAAACATGGAGAGCTGAAATTTGTCATAACGGAAAAAAAATATATTTGGGCTTATATGAAAATATTGAAGATGCTAAAAATGCAAGAATAGCAGCTGAAAAAAAGTATTTTACCCATGCTCCTAATAGAGATAATGAGGTAGTTATAGAGAAGCCAAGTGGTGTATTAAGTTTTATATAAGTAGAAAAAAGTGGTAAAAAGTAGCAAAAAGTGGTAGAGAACCAACATAGATATCCACCATGCCAGGCGTATATAAAGAGAAACAATGTCCCCAATGCAAAAAACTACACAGAGGGCGAGGGAATTTCTGCTCGATTTCCTGTGCCAATACTGGTCAAACTAAATCTCCCGAAACTAAACAGAAGCTTGCAGAGAAATCCAGAGAGTATCGCAGAACACCCGAAGGCATTGCGACCACTAAGGTTATTGCGAGGGTTACAGAGAAACGCCACGCAGGAGTTACTGTATTACCTGATGACGATTGGATAGTAGAAGTCCCCGTAGATAACGAGGACGATGATGGGTTTAGGCTTTAATGTTCTATATTACTAAGTTTTAGAATTTTCATCATAGCATCAATACACTTATATTGCACATCAAAATCCATTGGTGATTCTTCAATATGTTTTTTGATTATTCGGATTTGTTCTAATATCTGATACTCGGTCTGATTCATATATTTTCCTTATTCAATATCCAACCATCCTATCACAATGGGCAATGGTTGTCAAGCGTATAGTCTACCATTCCGGTCAACTATTATCCTCAATAAAATCAGTAGCTTAGCAGGGGCCTTGACATTTGCCTTGGTTCGTGTATAATGGTTTATATGATGACAAATAAAGATTTAATTTCTCTCCTCCTGACGGGTACTATGTTGTTCTCGTTTTCTCTTGTAATTTACTTTGTATTGGTGGTGGCTTAATGAATATCTCAAAATTACAGGCCGACATTCAGTTGAAACAGGACATTCTAAATTTTCTGAATGAAGGTGGTGCTGTGAAAGTTTGTAAGGCCTCCAAGCCACGCAAGTCCGAAGTTACTTTTCGGAATAACAAATACACTATTTTTAACATGGGTCACCAAAAAGCTTGCGGTCGTGGTTTTATGAACGGTACCGCTAATTTACCCGCTTTTGGTATTGTGAAAGGATTATAATGTTTAATGGTAAAATTTTGATTAAGACCCGTACCATGGTGCCAGGTTCCCATCGTATGGAATCGTATCAGGACACCTGGCAGGACTCTATTGATATCGCCTATGATGGTGAGTTGACCCCCGAGGTTTGCACCGCTATCATTGAGGCATTTAAAAAGTCCCGCTTCATGGGCAAAGCTCAGAGTGGTTACGGTGCTTTGCGTTGGAGTAATGGTGACACTATCATTGGTGTAGATAGGGTTAAACGTCAACTAATTTTGGGCTCATCAATGAGCTTGTGTGATTAATGAGTGGAATGAAACATTTTTTGGATCAAGTCCAAGAGTTATTAGAGGCTGGCTGTAATGCGGATGTTATCTCGCAGA